ATTTGCAACCAATTTATATAAATAAAATAAATCAATTACAAAATGAATTTGGACTTAGTGATTCAGATGGTGTAGAAGACTATCATCAGGCATGGTGGGAGGAGTGGATTGATAAAAATTCTCCAGTTGAATTGACTCCTGACCAACGAACGGGATTAGTTAAAAGATGGGCGTTTTTAGATAAATCATATAAACTCACAAATATAAAAGAGCCTCGGTTAAAACAGTGGGCTGAAAAAATTGATAAAATAGATCAACAAAAAATTTCAAAACAAAACATAATGAAATTTGAAGAAATATTTTTAGGTGTTGGTGCAGCTGTATTATCATTCATGAAATCAGTTTTGACTGTAAATCCTGAAACTGCTAAACAAAGTATGCTTGACAATTTGCAAAAAACAATTGAAACAATAAAAGCGTCAGGCGATGAAAAAAGTTTAAATAAACTTGAACTTGAGTTGAAACGTTTGGAAAAATTAGGCGGATTTGATAAAATAGTCCCTGCAGAAGGTTTAGTATTTTCATATAAAGGAAACACGTATAAACTAACTGGAGCATTTGCGCCATTAAATCAAATTTTAGGAATTTTCAAATATTCCAGATAATTTTGATATTTATTATTGAATATTTTTTAAAAAGGAACTAAAAATGAATTTTTCACAAAAACGAAAAAAATTTGAAAATTTAATAGAAGCAATGGTTCGACAGGAATTGAAGAACGCATTAAATGAAGCACCTTCCCCAGCTGGAAATGAAGATGATTCCAGTACAGCTGTTAAAAAAGTGTTGAAATTTTTAGAAAGTCCGATGTTTAAAAGTAGAATGACATCAATTAAAAATGATGCACATAAAGCAGAATTAATTGTAAGATTTGCTGCATTAGTAGGAATACCGGCAGCGAAAAAACAAGCAATCATAAATCAAATTAAAAGTTTATCTTCGTAATAATTTAAAAAATCAGTTATGTCAAAACTTCAAAATATTAAAGCAATCAGGCAAATGGTTGATGGTACTCACTGGACTCAAACTCGTACAAAAGTTGGGTTCACTGATACCGAAGTATCTGCTGAAAAAAATAAAAAACGTGAAGTCGGTGATATTTGGGAAGAATATGATGAATATGGAAATGTAGTTTGTATATGGGAACAAAAAAAAGGTTATCGTGTACGTAGTGGTGTATTAAGGGACGAAGTTCAAGCTATTCGAGATTATTTGAATGCGTACCCTAATTGTTTACCAGATTGTAAAACTACTGAATGCACTAAATTAGATCAACGATTTAGAGCAAAATTCGGAAGATGTGCAGATTGTCAATTTAGAATGGAAACTAAAATGAAACTTGAAGGTACATACGAAGAATATGAAAAATCTCAAATGTTAGCAAATGCAGAAGCGTTTTTCAGAACTGCAGATGTTGAAGTTGAATCAGTGTCAAATCAATTAGCAGGCGAACTTCATTATGCGAATGTAGGGGGAGATGTTGAAAAATGGAGTGCTGATGCAGGTTTAGCTGAAAAATTGAAAAAAGAATATTATGAGTATAAAGAAATAGTTTTAAAACAATTAAATGGTGAAGAAGAAGAATGATGGAAACTAAAGAAATTATATGGGGATTGGTTGCATTATTAGGATATGGAATTGCAATTGCACAATCACTTCGTATTAAAAGTTTACAACGTCAGTTATTAGAAGCGACATTTCAAAAAATCGTACCTATAAAACAAGATATAGAAAAACTTGAAAAGGAAAACAAAGTCAATCTGGAGCATATAAAATCTAAAAAAGCTGAATTAACTGTATTGGAAAAGGAAATGAAACAAACTGAAAATAACGAAATGACATTAGATGATGCATTAAAAATTTTAGAATTATGATTAGATACTTGATTATATTATTGACATTTTTTGTATGTACTTCAGCTTCAGCACAAGATACAATTTGTATTCCCTCATATAAATTGATTGAGTTGGCAAAACGTGTAGAAAGCAACAAACTTACTATTAACTCGCAAACAAAAATAATTGAAAATTTGAAATCACAAATTGTGACATATGATAGTATAATTTTAAAAAGTGATCAAATTTTAAAAAAGAAGGAAGAAAAAATTGCAATTTATAAAGAAGCATTGAATATAAATCCAACTCCGTCTAAAAATATTAAATGGTACAAAACTTCAACTGCAACTTATTTTTTTGGTATACTGACAGGAGGTTCACTTTTGTACATAAGTTCTAAAGTTTTCATTAAATAATGTATAATGGCAGGGCAACCACAAATACGAGAATTAGTAAAACAGGAATTGAGCAAATGTGCTCAGGATTATAATTATGCAATAAAAAAGTATTTCAAAATTGAACACCCTATCAAGGGGAAAATTAATTTTGAATTATATGATTTCCAATCAAAAACTTTAAATGAACTATTAAAGAGTAAATATAGTATAATTTTGAAATCCCGACAGATGGGAATTTCAACTTTAGTAGCTGCATATGCACTCGTAAATATGTTATTTAAAGAAAATTTTAAAGTTCTTGTTATTGCAACTACACAAGATGTAGCAAAAAATTTAGTGCATAAAGTTAAAATAATGCACGCTAACTTACCATCATGGTTAAAACCTCAAACAGTCGACGACAACAAATTACAGTTGACATTTTCAAATGGGTCATCGATTAAAGCAGTGTCGTCATCTCCAACAGCAGGACGTTCAGAAGCACTTTCATTATTGATTATAGATGAAGCAGCATTTGTTGAAAACATTGACAGAATTTGGGCATCAGCACAGATGACATTAGCAACAGGTGGTGATGCGATATTATTATCAACTCCGAATGGTGTAGATAATTTATTTCATCAATTGTGGGTAGATGCAGAAATGCAAAAAGCGCCTGATGGCTTAGATCCTTTCAATCCTATTAGATTAAAATGGGATTTGCATCCTGAACGAGATCAACGATGGCGAGATCAACAAACATTGCATCTCGGACCAAGGATGGCAGCACAGGAATGTGATACTGACTTCTTATCGTCAGGTCATTCCGTAATTGAAGGTGAAACTATTAAATGGTATGAAGATAATATCGTGAAAGACCCTCTTGAACGACGTGGTGTTGATGGTGATTATTGGATTTGGGCATATCCAGATTATACAAAATCTTATGTTGTATCTGTTGACCCTGCACGAGGTGATGGTGCAGATGATTCAGCTATTGAAGTATTTGATATTGAATCAATGGAACAAGTTGCTGAATATATCGGTAAAATGTCACCAAGAGACTTAGGTAAAATTGCAGTATCAATTGCTACTGAATATAATAAAGCAATGCTTGTCATAGAAAATAAAAATATTGGGTATGATACAGTGCAAGAGGCGATAGATATGCAGTACGACAATATTTATTATAGTTATAGGTCAGATGTATATGTTGACCCGATAAAACACATATCAAAGGGATATGATTTGAAGTCAAAAAAAGATATGGTTCCGGGATTTACAACTACATCAGCAAATCGTCCTATGATTGTATCAAAAATTGAAAGGTATTTCACAGAGCGTGAAATCAAAATATATTCAAAACGACTCACATCACAATTATTAGTGTTTGTGTGGTTAAACGGAAAGGCACAGGCACGACCGGGAAGAAAAGATGATGCAGTAATGGCGACAGGAATTGCATTGTTTGTGAGAGATACTGCATTAAAAATGCGAGAATTGGGTCTCGATTTGACAAAAAAGGCATTGACGCATATTCATAAAAGAGTATACACTCCAAATACAAATGCAGATCAACACTGGTCAATGACAGATTCAAAGGGAAATACATTATCAACAAAATGGCTATTATAATATGTCGGCAATAGGTAAAATATTACAAAGGCTTTTCAGCCAAAAAGTTATCATTAAAAGGATGCCTGGTAATCGATTGAAAACAATTGATTATGACAGATTGCAATCTATTGGTAACAGTTTAACAGGTAAGTTTTCAGGAGTTAGAACTTCACTGCAAAATCAATCATATTACGGATCTGGTTACTCTACTGATAGTGACCAATCAATGATTGAAGCTGCTAGAAATAATATGTATCTTGATTATGAAGTTATGGAATCGGATGCAATATTATCTGCAGCATTGGACATTTATGCAGATGAATGTACAGTGAGGAATGAGCAAAATCAAATGTTACAAATAAAAACAGATGATGATGTTAAAAAGAAAATTTTGCACAATTTGTATTATGACATTTTGAATGTTGAGTTCAATATGTGGAGTTGGACAAGAAACATGTGCAAATATGGAGATTTCT